CAAACCTATGGCGATGCCCTTAAAACTGGGCAATCTGGCATAACTAACCTTATTGGTAGTGCGGCTTCAACGGATGACGATGGATTAGTTACTCCTGCTACTGGACTGTACGGTCAATTCAACGATCAGTATAACTATCTCACTGGGTTATCTGACCGGATGGATACGGGTTTCACAGACCTTACTGGCAATGTTAACACCCAGACTTCCGCTTTAGCTTCAGGCCAAGCTGGTTTAGCTTCAGGGCAATCGGGGTTAGTTACAGGCTTAGGTAACTTACAAGATAATGTGAATACTGGCCTTGCAGGGTTTACGGGTAGATTTGATACTATAGACCAAGCTAATACAAACATGCAGACTTCTGTAAATGAAGGCTTTGAGGATCAAGCTAAAGGCTTTACTGCCGTAAATGCTAATATGGCTTCAGGCTTTGAAGACAACCAAAATACTTTGAATGCTGGATTTGAAGCATCTAATACCGCGATGAATACTGGTTTTTCAGACGCACAATCCCAATTAACAAATACACAAGCTAACGTATTAGCAGGTCAGCAAGGCCTCAATACAGCATTAGATACGATGGGTAATACTGCTGACATATATGCTGCCCAATCCCTAGAAAATCAGGCAAATCTTCAATCTGGTCAGGATGGCTTTGTATCTAATTTTGATAACTATGTTGACCGTTACACAGACGATGTTAATTTAGCCAATCAATTCCGCACTGACCTAGAAGAAGCACAGACAAATGCATTTAGAGGTCTACGTGAGGATGTCGGAAACTTTGCAGAAGCAGCATCTACGGCTAACACTGGTACTCAGTCTGCTGTCGATCAACTTAATCAGACTATTACAGGCGGCTTTAGAGACGCTTCCACAGACGAGCAAATTGCTGCAAGAAAACAGACTAATGACCTTAATAACATTCGTGATTTGCTGCAGACCACTGGACAATCTCTAGATGCCTCTACGCGAGATCAATACCAAAAATTAGCTGACGCATTTGATCAACAAGGTAACTTAATAACTCAAGGTATCGACGATCAGGGAAATACGTTGCGGCGTGAGCTAGATGCCCAAGGTGCGGTGATAGAAACTCGCTTTGATCAATCTGGTAATCAAATCGGGCAATTCCGCATGGATGTAGGCCAGATGATTTCTACCGCGAATGAGTTTGTTTCTGGACAGATCACTGACGTGGGTGCTGCAACACAAGCTAGATTTGATGTCCAAACTGGCACAATGAATGCCCAAGGAAAATCACTACTTAATCTAGCTAGTCAGAATAATTCTTTGGATCAGACCGTCCGTAATGAATTTACAGCAGTAGCCTCTGCATTTGATGACACGGGCAATCTTATTGGTCGATATACTGATAATCTCGGAAACACAATCCAACGTCAGATTGATCAAAACGGTAATCTAATAACAACGAGGTTTGATCAGACAGGCGGTTTAATAGACCAATCCTCCTCCAATATTGCTAAATCAATTGCTGATGCAAACAATGCAATGCAGTCTGGTCAAACAGGATTGTCTAGCGATATTAATGCCCTTGGTGTAAATCTAGATCAGACTAGTACTGGATTAATGTCCCAGACAGGGGATATCCGCAACCAGATTACGGCAGGATTTAATGCTAATAATCAGACTATGGATACCCAAGTAAGAGACATGGCTAAGGCCATAAGTTCCATACAAGATTTAGATATTGCCAGAAGGGAAGACTTAAGTGACTTGTCTCAGGCTTTTGATGACCAAGGCCGATTAATCCGGTCCACTGTTGCAGAAAATGGTGTGACAACAGCCCGTGCTATAGATCAAAATGGTAATCTTATGCTCAGAGCCTTTGATGCCACTGGCAACGAACTTGGTAACAAAGTCGTGGATATTAACCAGCAATTAAACTTCCTCGGAGAATATGGATATTTGCCGGGGGCTAATACCAGTATGGGCAATCTAAGCCCTGCCGTTAACGCAAATAATGGAGGTTTTGCGTCTCCATTTACACAAACAAGGTAACCAATGCATCCAAATAACGTATCACAAGACTGTGTAGAATTAGTTAAAAAGTTTGAAGGTCTGCATAAACTCAAAGACGATGGCCTAGTCCACGCATATCGCTGCCCAGCGGGAAAGTGGACACTTGGATTTGGCGCAACTAAGGGTATTCGCTCTGGGATGACCTGCACGGTAGCCGAAGCTGAACAGCGTCTTAAAGATGACTTAGATGAACACGGTAAGATCGTTAAGAAGTATGTTAATGTGCCTCTCTCTCAAGGGCAGTACGACAGCCTTACATCTTTTGTATTCAATCTAGGCGGTGGGGCGTTTAGAAGCTCCACTTTGCTAAAACGCCTAAACTCAGGAAATTACGATGACGTACCCGCTCAGATTCTTAGATGGAACAAGGCGCGGGTAGATGGTAAATTAACTCCCTTGCGAGGACTTACCAGACGCCGTTCAGCGGAAGCCGCAATCTTCAGCCGTGACGCTCAATTACCTTCTGATGAGGGTGGTCCTCAGATGGTACAAAAGCCCACGGCAGAGGCTCCAAAACCTCTTATTAAATCCAAGACTATGGCTGGTGCGGGTATCGCAGGTGCAGCTACGGGCCTTAACGAGGTAGCAGGTCAACTACAGGGGCTGGTTGCTTATGCAGATAGTTTAAAAACGATCTTCCTACTGTGTGCTATCGGCGGGATTGCCTTAGCTGCATACGCCCGTTGGAAGGATAACAAAGAAGGCATCCACTAGTGTTTATCTTTGGTAAGATCAAAACTTACATAATAGCTACTTTAGCTCTGGCTTTACCTATTCTCTATGTAGTGGGTCAAATTACGGGCAGAGCTAAAGAAAAGAATAAAGTCTTAAAAGACGAACTAGAGGCGCAAAATAAAGCGTCTGATTTCTACAAGAATATGGCAGAGCATGAAACTGACACTCTTACTGACCGCAAGTCTGTTACTGACAGGCTGCGCTCAAACGGTCTATAAAACCAAACTCGAAATCTACTGTCCGAACATTAAGCAGTATGATGAGCGGTTTAATAACCAACTAGCTAATGAATTAGAAAGTCTAGATGCCACCTCTACGGCAATCAATGAAGCTGTGAAGAATTATATTTATCTGCGTGATCGTATCCGTAGATGCCAAGAAGAAAGGGATACAATCTAATGGGTATTTTCGGATATGACAGCATCAGCGATATGTTCGATGGCGGTGGGGCTGGGGGTAGCAGTGACAAAGGATACGGAAAACCGGGAGAATCTTTTGAGGATTATAAGGATAGAACCGGAGATAAAACAGCTAAGGCGCACGATGGCGGCGGTTCTTTTGTAGGCAATACTATTGATGATGTTGTTGGAGCGGTAACGGGGGGTAGTACTACATCGACTATTAAATCAGGGCAGACTTTATCAGGTATTGCGGCTGCTAATGGCTTAACAGTTGCCCAGCTTATGGCAGCTAATCCTAATATAACTAAGCCTAATGAAATACAGGCTGGGGCTTCTATTAATATCCCAAGTTCTGGGGGGTCCATCTTCGGGGGCGGTTCAGGTGTAAAAGGTACAGCCCCTAAAGTTGGATTAATGAGCCTAAGTATGCCAAGGATTATTGGCTCTATAGTCGGGGGTATTTCTGGCATTGATCCAAAAGTAGACGCATCTGCTAATGTAGGTGGAAGAATGGTATACACTAAGAAGGATAGTGACTACACCTACTCGTACAATTTTCTTGGGATGCCCTATTCTGTCGAAGTAATAGATGGTGTGGCTGTGGACAAATTGTCTATCAAAACAGATGCCAGTGGTTTGCGTGAGGGGCAAACAGGTTTTGACCCAAAAACTGCTAAATCTGGCTACGACAGGAATATTGAACAAGCTGAAAAAGACGGAGACGATGACGAGGTACATAAACTACGTCAGTATGCTGAAGACAATGCCAACACCAGCGGTGAAGTGTCTACAGGTAGATTGACCTCAACAGCTATCTCGGAAATGGCTACAGAGGCTGGGGTTATTGCAAATCAAGAAGATATGGAAGATATTATAGCCGACCCAGATAAATTTCTATTAGACAGGGGTTTAAAGTTATCTGATTTAATTCCAGAAGCTGATGCCGAAACCACAGGTACTACTCTTGATGCAAATGACGCTAATTATGGATTAGGCACTGACCCTAGCTACACTGCAAGTGAAACAGGTGATGCCAGTACAGTAGCCGATGTAGTAAAAGCTCCAGTAACTTCCTATAATGCCGCCACTAATACTCTGACTGATAACGAGATGATGACTGCAGCCACTGGTACAGTCAGTGATCAGGCTACTGTTAATGCAGAAGACTACACTATTGACACGCAGGGTGCGGCTACAGGCGTGAATGCTGATGGCACAGTTAGTGTACTGGGCGAAGCTCTAAATGACTTTGCCACACAAGACATTTCCACAATTATTGATACCAGCACAGTAGCTGGGAAGTTGCTTGCCCAGAAGTTGGGTGAAGGCAACTACACTGACAGTAAGGCCACGGTCCTCGGTCAGATGAAGATTATTAGTGATGAGTTTAAGAACAGTGCGGGAGAGCCTATCATCCCGCCTTGGGCGCAGGGTATGGCTAGAAATGCAGCCAAATCCGTGGCGTTTACTGGTCTTAGTGGGACCGCTGAAATTGCTGCCATGAGCAATGCCATCATGGAAGCTACTCTAGGAGTTGCAGACAAAGAGGCAACTTTCTTTCAGACTTTAACCACTAAGAACTTAGATAACCGACAGCAGTCAATAATTAACAAAGCTAATGTCCTTTCTAATCTGGAGATGGCTAACTTAGATGCAAGGTCTACAGCAGCCGTCACTAACGCTAAAAACTTTATGGAAATGGACCTCAAGAACCTAACCAATGAGCAACAAGCTGAGATGGTAAACAAACAGGCTTTAGTTCAGGCTCTGTTCGATGACACTAAGGCTATCAATGCTTCTCGCCTATTCACGGCAGAAAGCACTAACGACATAAATAAGTTTTATTCAGAATTACAGGTGGCGGTTGAACGTCATAATAGCTCTGAAATAAATGCACTTAGTAGATTTAATACCGGCGAAATTAATGACGCCGCGCAGTTTAATGCTGACATTAAAAATGACCGTCAGAAATTCCTAAGTGAGATGCGGTATAATATTGATTTAGCTAATGCCAAATGGCGTCAGACTGTTGAGACTACCAATACCACTAATATGGTTGAGGCACATACTGCTGACGTAAAAGCTGGATTAGACCTTACGCAGGAAGCCTTGAATAATCTTTGGGACAGTGCCGACAATCTTCTAGATTATATTTGGAAGACTACCGACAGCGACATGGAGCGGGAACTTAGGCTTCTGACTGCACAGATGACTGCACAAGCGTCTGCCTCTGGTGCTAGTTCCGGTAGTAATTTCATGACCGGACTACTTACGTTAGGCGGGGCATACTTAGGCTCAAGTAGTGGCTCTTCTTGGCTGACAAGTGTGTTTAAGTCAGATTCCAGACTTAAGAAGAATATTAAGAAGATAGATACCCTAAAAGGTATTAACTTCTACGAGTGGGAGTGGAACGACGAGGCCATAAGAATTGGGGCTGATAGGCATCCAACCTTTGGGGTAATAGCCCAAGAAATTCAAAAGACCCATCCAGAGGCAGTCATAGTAGGCAAAGATGGGTATCTCGCAGTTAATTATGGGATGATCAACAATGACCTTTGATGAGGCAGTGAAGAAGTCGATTAAAGTATTCCTGAAAGGCACAATGCCCACGAATACAAATGGCTTGAAGACAGACGGGTTATTCTACACCCCAGAGTATTTTGATGATTTGGAAACCCAGCTTCTGGACGAGCCTACTGACAGTAAAATTACCAGAGATGAGGAGCTAGAAGATGCGGATTGAGGCTCCTATTCCCGGCGGTAATTATCTAGCAGATACAAGAAATTACGCATGGCATCGTCCACCAGACCTAGTAGATTATGACGAGGCGGTATCTTACCTAATTGATAAGATTGATGAGCCAGAACAGATAGAAGTTATACATGCAATGCTGGGCATCGATGCTCACATTTCCACAGTAGTTACCACACTCCTGTTGCAAGGCATAAGCAAAGGCAAAATCGGCATTGACTTGGCTGTTTTGATTGCAGGACCACTAGCCCGATATATTGAGATTATTGCTAAGGACGTAGGCATTAAATATGAGATGGGTATTGAAAACAAGGACCGTGCTGTAATTACTCCCAGCCTTTTAAAAGCCTCTCTCGGAATACTAGAACAAGAAGATGAATTGGAAGAAGAGCCTCTAGCAGAGGAACCTGTCGCAGTAGAAGCTGAGGGCGGTTTAATGGGTATGCCTGATAAGATGGCAGCTTCCCAAGAAGAACAAGATGAAATGCTGGGCGGGGTAGTGCCAGAAGAAGCACCTATGGTCGAAGAGGAATTAAATAATGAGCTTTAAGTCAGAGGCCGCTAACGTAAAAGCTAACATTGCTGCTGGTGCATATAAAGAAAAGACCAATATTTGGGGTGGCTTCTTTGATGAACTTGCCTACGGCATTAAGAAGCAGGATGAAGAGAAACGGCAAGAGCGTTTGGAACAACGACGAGAAGCCCGTGCTGAAGGCCGTAGAGTTAAAGCCAAGCAGGATGCTCAAGACAAACAGGATCAGAAAGACACTAAACTCACTAACCTATATCTCACCAGTAATGGTATTGATCCAACCACCCAGAATATAAATGCTGTGCTGGGTGTGGTTAAGGATGGTGGCTTTTCTGGTATTAATGACTTGAATACTTTCATGAAGAAATCCTCTAAGGTTATAGAGGGTACAGGTATGTCTATTGATTCTCCGGTTCCCTCGCCTAGTGTGCCCCAACCTACAGAAATTAATGAAGAAAAAGGCCAAATAACTTATTTCACCGATGATCTAAATCAACGAGATAACCAAATAGCCGAAACACTAAACGCTGAACCGCTCTTTAATGCCGACATGATCCAGTTTGGTGTGCAGCCAGAGCCATACGACTTGGAATCTGTGACTGAGAACAACTTCCTTGGAAAAATTCGAACTGAAGAACTTTCAGGGAATACTGAAGCCGTAGCTCAAATAAAAGAAGTTGCTGCAGCTAATGGCTGGGACAAGAAGATTAATGGCATTTCTCACTCAAGTATGTTGGGTAAAGGCAGTAATTACTTTGCCGACTTATTAACGACTATAGACAAGAAAACCGCACCTGAAGATTATGAATGGGCAACCACCAGACTAGCCGCTGCCGAAACTAGAGAAGCGGAACCAAACTTCTGGCAGGATGATACTAAACTGTCTACCTACGATGCTAATACACTTGAGGCATTTTTAAGCACTGGTAATTATGCAGAAGGCAGCGAAGCCTATAAAGCTATCAACGGGTTCTTGGAAATACGATTAGTACAAGAAGGCAAGGCAGGTATTGAGACGCTTATCGGTGCCGATCCTCAAAAAATAGATCAGTATATTAAAGCTAACGCAGGTAGATTAAATGCGGCTGATAAAAATACTCTTACTGACATGCGTAGTATTGCAGAAGAATACGCAGAAAAAGGCGAGGAGAGTGCTACTGCCAAGCAAATGGCCTTGGCTGCGTATTTAGAACAGACAGGTGCTAATTCTGTTGATGCCAATTCTAGAATGGAACTGATGGCTGAGTTTGAAAAAGGCTGGAAGGTGGCTACATCAACAGCCGAAGGCGATAAGGAATTTTGGCAAAAGCCTGACGTACTGGCTAAGATGGACCCAATTGCTCTTAAGACGCTTATGGACTCTGGTCTTATAGGTGGTACTGAAACAGAAGCCTACAAAGCTGTCAATGCAGCTTACGGGGCTAGAGATAATCTAGAGACAGGAAACTTAGATCAACTAATAGGTAAGTCAGTTCTGGAATTAGACCAATACTTTAATAACAACGCTGAGTATTTTGCTAAACCTGAAAACTCTAAAAAACTTACTAAATTCACAAGATTGAAGTCGCTTGCAGTAGAAAGTGAACGGGCAGGTCAGACTGAGAAGACTAAGACCGCCAAGCAAATTTCCTTAGACGCCTTCATAGCAGCTAACCAGTTAGACACCCTAAAACCTGAAGAAGTACAGGCTAAGATGTCTGAGTTTGAGAAGAATTGGGCTGTATCCATTAAGACAGTAGAAGAGAAGCAGGGTTCATACACCACTGCTAACTATAGTGCTGATGTGATTAAATTCTCTAAGATGCTTACTTCCAGTGATGTTAATGAAGTGAAAGAGGCCACTGATTGGTTTAGTATTCAGCAGCCTATCATCCAAAGCACACTAAGTGCGGTATCTACGATTAACAAAAGGGCAGAAATTGACCTTCTCATAGAAGGAGGGATACCAGAAGATGTTGCTTTAGCTATTGCTAGTGGAAGTTTGAAAATTACTTCTGATGGCCTTGGAAGGCCTATAACTGTTAATACAGGTACTGGAGAAATCTCCTCTATTACAGGAGAGACTACTGAACAGGCTTCTTCTAGGGTAAATACTGATAATCTCACTGATGAAGAACGTGCGGCGATAGAAGTTGCTCAAGACAATGCCGCTGCAGCATTACAGGAAGCTGGGTTCTCAGGTCAGATAGATAATCTAGAAGATATTTCAGCAGCATTTGGCCCAGAGGGTTTTGGCGGTAAGTTGATAAATAATATTTCGGGTATCTTCGGGGCAACGGCTATGCCAGACACTGCTAATGCAGCGGCTACTATTAAGGCACTCAAGACAGTTACAACTCTACAACTTGTGACAGCATTCCCCGGTATTAGGGATAGTGTCCAGTTAAAAACGCAAATTGCTAGTTTAATACCCGAAACTGGAGAGTTTTTTCAAAGTAAGCCAGAGGCATTACGGAAGTTCCAGCAAGTAAAGACCGCCTTAGATCAAGCTATAGTTAACCAGAGTTCAATTGCTGAAAGCACAACTGTCAGGACTACAGATGCAGCGAAAGCTAATGTTGCACTATACGCTCTAAAGCCTCTGTCGGAAACTTACGCAAAGCTCCTTCAATCTATGGAAGGAGATGGTAAGTCAGGCCAAGTTACG